CCTCCACCAGGCACTTCGCGGAGTCTATGAACAGACCGATGCAACGGTTGTGGTGGTTCGCGCTCAATCGGACTCCGACGCCGATATCATGGCGGCCATTGAAAAGCTCGAAGACGCGGAGGCTTTGACGGGCTTTAAACCCAAGATCCTGGCTGCACCAGGATTTGGCTACGCATTTCCCGCCGTAATTCAATCGGCCGTGCCGCCTTTGACGATACCCGTGGCAGTAGCCAGCAACAAAAAGACGACTTCCACAGTTGAGGTGATCAATGGCTGAAGAAGTGGCGAACCCCATCGCCGTAAAGCTTAAATCCATGGGCAAGCGCCTGGGTGCCATCGTTTGCCTTGATGGCCCGGATGATTTCGCTGAAGCGGAAAAATTCCGAAAGCTCAACGGCGATGAACGCATCTATATTACGTCGCCACGCCTTAAGGTATCCGAAGACAACAAGATCGTGAGCGTCCCATCCAGCGCGACGGCCGCCGGCATCTTCGCTCTCATTGATTTCTGGCGATCGCCTTCCAATCAGGAAGTCCAGGGAGCACTCGGCACATCCGTTCCTATCTCGTTTGCTCTCGATGACCCACAGTCCATGGGCCAGCGGCTGAACGCCATACAAGTGGCGACCTTCGTTCGCCAGGATGGACTGCGGCTGTGGGGCGCTCGTGGTACGGGCGACCAAACAAACCTTGCGACCAATCAAATTCAAAAGGTGCGGATCCGCGATGCGATAAGGGAAGCTATCATTGCGTCTCATCGCTGGGCAGTGGCGGCTGGCATTACAAATAACCTCTTTTCTGCAGTTGCATCGAGCGTCAATGCCTACCTCGATGAACTCACCCGTCTCGGAGCAATTGCAGGCGGCAAATGCATCCCGGATGGCGACTTCAACACGCCGGGGAACCTCAACGATGGCAAGGCTTTTTGGACCTACGACGTCACCCCCACCCCTGTTGTTGAAACCATGACCTTCACTGAAGTTCTCACCCAAAAATATCTGGCTGGAATAGGAGCAGCCTAAGCTGATGACAAACTCGATTCGTCTGATTTTTCTTTCTGTCGTTGGATTTCTGACTGTGGGCGTATTCGCACAGACCACCACCCCGCCCTTCTCTGACAATGAGCAACCGATTTTCTCCAACACCTACCTGATCGACAACGTGTCGAACAATTCAGTTGGCGGCGATCTCACGCTGCGCATCAATAAAAAAGCGCCTTTCGACTGCAAGTCAAAGGAGGACTGCCCGGCCTCCGTGATCATCTCCAATGCCAGCGGCAACGTGAACATGCCGGTCGATGTCAATGTCCGATCACTCCATGTCGGCAAAACCCTGACGATCGACTCAACCGGTCGCTGGGTTGGCCCGAGCAGCGGCCTGCGCGGAGACAAGGGTGATACAGGTCCGCAAGGTCCCATCGGACTTCAAGGCCCAAAGGGCGATGCCGGCCCCATCGGTCCGGCGGGACCGCAAGGCTCGAAGGGGGATACCGGAGGAACCGGCCCTGTCGGACCGCAAGGATTCAAAGGCGACACTGGTGCAACAGGACCGGCCGGTCCTCAAGGCTCCAAAGGAGACACAGGCGCAACAGGACCACAAGGGCCGAGAGGCGACACCGGACCCACAGGCGCCACAGGACCACAAGGCTTCAAAGGCGACACCGGTGCAACAGGACCGCAGGGAATCAAGGGTGATACCGGCCCCGCTGGACCATCGGGACCTCAAGGCTCGAAGGGTGACAAGGGAGATCCTGGCGATGGCTGCTGGTACGATGATCAGTTGCAAAGGATCAACTGTGCGGGCGGCACATGGATTCCAATTTCCTCCATCAAAGGACCGCAGGGGGATCGCGGAGCGACGGGACCAACTGGACCCACAGGTGCAACGGGACCCACCGGTCCCACCGGAATGGTGGGAGCAAGGGGACCCGCTGGACCGACTGGACCACAGGGACCTGCTGGATTTAAGGAATGCCGCACTGTAACGCAGGACGTAGGCCCAAGTTCCGTGGGCGGAACCAATCCGCAGACGCTCTTTGCTACTGCAGACTGCAATACAACTACGGATCCATCCATTCTCACGGGCGGAAGCTGTTTTGCCTCCAGCGGAAGGCCATTGCTTCTAAACGTACCGACCATCGATCTTACCATCAACTCAAGCACCGGAAAGCCTTTGTTCAATCGTTGGCAGTGTCGCGGCGAAAGCACCAACAATATATCGGGAAGACTCACCGCCACAGCCATCTGCTGCAATAACTGATCTCGATCCCTAATCCTCCGCGGCTGGCTCCCATCAGCCCACCATGCCAGCCGCATTCTCCTCTCCCTGGAATCAAATCATGAAATATCCAAAGCACCTGAAAAATTTCAACGTGACGTTCGGCGTGTCGGAGTTTTCCGGCGTCTGCGAAGAAATCACTCTTCCCAAGATCAAGTACAAAACCGAGGAATGGCGCGGGGCCGGCATGGATGCGCCCATCGAGATTCCGGTTGGACTTGAAAAGCTTGAATGCACCATGAAATTTGGTGAACAAACCATCGAAGGCTACCTGTCTGCCGGCGTTGTTCTTTCGGGATTTGTTACCGTAACCATCTTTGGTCATATCGCAGCCATCGATGGCACGACGGACAACCTAACCTGCATCTTGCGCGGCTGGATCAAAACAGTCGATCCGGGAACTTTCAAGGCCGGTGATCCCAAATCTGCAAACCAGACCCTTGAGATGTCCGTCATCAGCTGGGTCATGACACGCGGAGTCATTCCACTGGTAACTATCGACGTTATGCGCGGCATCACGATGCATGGCCCGCTCGACCAGCACGAAGCCGCTCGCAAAGGCCTCAAACTCACCTGATTCTTCCACAGTAAGAGATAAGAATGGACCTTCCTTTGATTGAGGCCCTTCACTTTAAGGGCAAAAAGTACGACGCCGTCATACTCTCCGATTACTTCAAAACCCGCCACAAGATGGCTCTAGCGAATAGTGTCAGCAAAACTGAAAGCGAGCAGCACGAAGCACTGGTCATGTCTTTTTGCGAAAATCTGCCAGCTGAATCCTTCCTTGATATCTCCGCTGACGACATGGACGTGATTTCAGCACACGTCAATGAAGTTATGGAGAAATACGCCGCGCGTCATGGGCTCATGGAGCAGGTGAGCACTGGAAAAAAGCCAGGGAAGGCACCCAGCAGGAGCCGGCAAAAACGCTGATGCGAAGCATCGCCATCATGCGCGAACGCTATGGTTTCACGGCCACCGAATGCCTGGAGATGGCCTACGAGGAATTCGATCGCTGGCTCTACGCATTGATTGACGATGAGGCAAAACACGGGAGCGAAGATGAAGAAACCTGGGAAGCTGTAAATGACTGATAGACACGTCAGGGTAAAGATCAAGGCTGCGTTCGATACGGCCTTCAATGCAACTTTCATGACGGCCGATGAGCGGGTCAAGGGGCTCGAAAAAAGCCTTAAGGGTCTAAAGGCAACGTCAGCCGATATCCAAAATTACAAGGCGAGTCGGGAGTCCGTGCAAAAGCTGACTTCGGATATCGCTTTCCAATCGGCCGAGCTACAAAAAGCGACGGACGCAAGGACGCTTGCAACAGCAGCAGCCAAGTCCTTTGGTGATGCCGAGAGGAAGGCAGCAGGATCTGCACAGCAAAGTCTCGCCACATATCGGCTGCGGCGTGAGGCTTACGCCAAGGAAAAGGAAGCCCAGGAAAAGCTTCTCAGCCCCTCCAAGGTTCAAAAAGAACATCTGCGTCAGCTCAAGAGAGAACGCGACGAGGCAAAGAAAGTCCACGAATCGGCCACGGTTGAATTGAAGAAAGCCACCGCCGCTGCCCACGATCACCGCAAAGCTGCGATCCTCGATGGCACCAGCGTGGAACTTTTGACGAGGAATGAAAAAAATCTGGCTTCGACGCTCAAAGCCACTGAGTCCCAGCTCAAGAAAAGCGAAGAGAATGCAAAGAAATATGCGGACTCGTTAAGGAAAGCCGGGGTTAATGTGGATGATCTGGATCAGGCTGAAAAGAAGCTGAACCAGACCATGGCACACCAGAATGCGGCCATCAAAAACCACAACAGAGCCAGAACATTCTCGGATCGCGCAGACGATCTGCGCTCGGATGCAACCCGGCATGCGATTGCAGCCGTTGGCTTCGGATATCTTTTCACCAAACCTCTGACCGCTGCCATCGCCTTTGAAAAGCAGATGTCGCGTGTCAAGGCCATGGCCGGGGCAACGTCGGCTGAGTATAAATTACTGAAAGAGGATGCGCGGCGGCTTGGTGCCGAAACCGTCTACTCGGCCCTGCAGGTCGCTGAGGCCCAGAACGAACTGGCTACTGCAGGCTTTCGCACAAACGAAATCATTGAGACGATGCCCCACCTGCTCGCCCTTGCCAATAGCAGCATGACCAGTCTCGCGCGAACAGCGGAAATTACGGCATCGGTTCTCCGTGGTTTCAGCATCGATGTCAGTGAAATGGAGCGGGTCGGTGATGCTCTGACGGCCGCCTATACGTCTTCTGCTTCCAGCCTTGAATCCCTCGGCGAAATGCTCAAGTACGTGGCATCCATTGCCACAGTCACAGGGTCAAGCCTTGAAGAGGTCCTGGGCGCTTCGTCGGTTCTGCACAATAACGCTATCACAGGTTCGATGGCAGGTACGACCATGCGGGCATTCCTTCTTCGCCTCTCCGACCCGCCGAGAGCAACGAAGAAGGTTTTGGAGGACATGAACGTCAAGCTCCAGGACAGCGCCGGCAATATGCGCAACTGGCTCGATATCATCCACGATATGAATAAAGCCCTTCTTGGAACAGGCACCGCTCAGCAGGCCGCGGTCTGGAAGAAGGTAGCCGGTGAGGAAGCCGCACCGGGCGTTGCGAAGATAGCGGAAGCTGAAAAGAGCGGAGCCCTTCAGCTGGAGATTAAGAAATACCGTCTGGCGCCGGCTTTCAACAAGCTCGGCGAGAACCTTCTCAGTATGCCTGATGCAAAGATCAAGGAACTGGCAGTAAAGATGGGTGTCCAGTTCAATCGAGCGATGTCCGGAGGCGGCCTGATTCAAAACCTTAGTGGGTCATTGAAGGGCCTCAAAGGAGAAGCCTTCAATCAGCAGATTGCGAGGATTCTTTCAGGTATCGGCATGGCCCCTTCGCTTTCAGACATGAAGACCGTGGAATTCGATGCGAAAGATCCTAATGCTCAAAAGGCTCTGAAGGAACTTCGCATTAAATCGACGAAAGCTCTCGGCGGCCAGAAATCGAATGAAGAGCTGACACGCGAAGTGCGAACTGCGCTTCAGACCCTGCCCATGGAAGAGCAGCTCGAATACATAGAGATCTTTTTTTCAAAGACCCGCCGGGGGATGCGGGAACTACTCACGGAATTCTCAAAGAGCGGCAAGGATTCCGATCAGCTCGTGCAGGCTCTCGATGAAACCCAGAACATGAAAAAGACCCGCAAGGCTCTGAGCGAGAATACGGCCAACGATCTTGAGCAAATCTCTGGCGATTTCGGCGACATGATGGTGTCGCTCGGGGACGCATTCCTCCCGGTTCTTAAAGAGATCACGGATGTTATCAAACCGCTTACCGAGTCTTTTGCAAAGTGGATATCGAAGCATCGTGAAGTGGCAAAATGGGTCATGATCACGGTCGGCGGACTCGCTCTTCTTAACGGCGTCCTTGCGGTCAGCAAATTCGCACTGAGCGGCGTTGTCGATGCCGTCGGCAAAACCTACGAAGTCTTTGGCAAGGATAAGCTTTCGGGCCGTATCTCGCGGGGACTCTTCAAGGGTGCGAAGCGGGGCGGATCCAGGCTCTTGCGAGGTGCCAAGTTTCTGTCCAAGTCTGGATTAGGTTGGCTTTCAAAGGCAGCCAGAGGCGGCGCGAAAATCGGTATGAAAGGCTTCAGCACGGGCGGCTCTCTTTTGATGCAGGGTGCTCAAAAGCTGATTGCGATGGGTCCTGCTATTTCAAGCGCCATAGGCGTGGTGATCACCGGCATTCGCGCGGTCGGAGCAGCTCTTCTTACAACGCCGATCGGTCTGACGATCACTGCCATTTCAGTCGCACTCTTTCTCGTCTGGAAAAACTGGGGAGTTATCCAGCCCTGGCTCATCAAAAAATGGGAAGTCTTGAAGACCTACTTTTTCGACCTTCTCTCGCGGGTCATGACGGCCGTTAAGTCCGCTTGGGACTGGATTAAAGAGCACATGAGCTGGCATCCCGTCGTCTACATAGCGAAGAACTGGGAAAAACTCATCGGGATGTTCAAAACGGTTTACGAAAAGATCAAGCCCTACATTAGCAAGATCTTTCCACAGGGTGATACGGACATCACCATCACTGGTCCTGAAAAACCAGGATTTCTTTCCCGTATGGTGGACGCGGCCGACAAAGGCGCGGACGATGCCAAGGATTTTCTTTCGGGTCTATTTGAGTCGCCAGTAAAGGACCTCAAATCAGATGTTCCAACGCTTCCCGGCGAAGCTCGCAGCGAAGCGGGTTACACCCAGCGCAATGTGATCACCGTCAATGCTAAGATTCACGTTGAATCCGGCCCCAAGGCTCCTATCGAAGTTGCGCAAAAAATCAAATCGGAGATTCAGTCGGTGTTTCGCATGACGCCATCATTTGATCTCTTTGATGAACCCATGGTGAGCTGATGGCCGTTGATCCCATCCCGCTGACAAGAAAAGAAGTCCTGGCGCGGCTCGGCGATTTTTCGTTCGAGCTGCTTACGCTCGTGCCCGACAAGATGGATCGAGAAACGATGTATCGTTGGGTTCGGCAGGAGCCGATCAATGCGCCGCCGGTTTTCCAGTACCTCGGCGCCAATCCCCGCGATGAAACCGCCACTGCGCACCAGGATATCTGGACTGTCGCAGGAGTTCTCTATCCCGAGGTGTCCGGCCGCATCGATCACCTTAAAAAGCTCCGGGACATCGCACTTTCGGGAAAGCCACAACGCTTCGTCTATGCAGACACTGTGCTCGGCCAGAACCTTGGACTTTGCATTATTCACCGCATCAAGGAATCCCGGACCATCTTTTACGGTGACGGGATTCCCCGCAAGATTGAATTCACTCTTGAATTGGAAAAATTCAGTGCGCAATCGACCGCTCAATGACGGCGAGGAGCTGGACCGTATTTGCTGGGATGAATATGGCGAGCTGCCTGGCTCGGTGGAAGCCGTCCTGAGAGCGAACTGGGATCGGCTTGATCTCTTCGATAATCTCGGCCGCGTTACTCCACTGGCTCTTCCCACTACCATCCTCCTTCCAGATCTCGCCCGCCCTACCGACACAACTCAAAGCGTGAGAATTTTTGATTGATCCCGAACTTTCGTATCACCTCCGATGGCAAGGATCTGACCAACGCCATCCGAAGCCGCCTCCTAAGACTTACAATCCGCGACGAGAAGAAGCTGAAGTCAGACTCCCTCTCTATTGAGTTGGCCGATGACCCGCCGATCACTTTGCCAAAGGACAACCAGATCTTCGATGTCGCCATCGGCTACAAAGACCTTCTGGTCAATGTCGGCAGCTTCGCAACCAAGCATATCGCCGTATCCGGTCCACCGCGCATTTTGAAGATCGAAGCTTCGGCGATGAACCAGGCGGCATCGCTCAAGACCCGGCGCGAGCAGTCCTGGGAGTCAACCACCCTCGGCGATCTGGTGGCAGCCATTGCGCGGCGAAATGGTCTACTGCCCGCCGTGATCCCAGATCTCAAAGCGATTCCGATCGCCCATGAGAACCAGACGGAGTCGGACGCCGCCTTCCTTCAGCGTCTCGGGCGCCGCTACGATTTTCTGTTCAAAGTGGCAAGTGGACGATTGATTGCAACCCCGTTTGATAAGAGCCTCAAGGCGTCTGGCAGCGAACTTCCAAAGATAAAAGTGTCAAACCCAATACGGTACGAGTTTTCTGGCGATCAGACTAAAAGATATACGGGTGTAAGAGCCTACTGGTACGACTCCCAGGCTGCAGCGAAGCGATATGTTTTTTTCGGTCAGCAGGGCGTTGTACTCGAACTCGAATTCAATCAAGTGTCCGAAGCCCAGGCGCGCAAGGTTGCCGAAGCGAAGTTCCGTGAGGTATCCCGGAAAGGCAAGACGCTTAGCTTTACCGTGCCTGGCAACCAGGATCTCGCAGTTGAGCGAGCGGTAGTCGTCAGTGGTATCCGCGCGGGAATCGACGGCGAGTGGATTATCAAAAGTGTCGAGCATTCGATTGATGGAAGTGGCTTTGTCAGTGCCGTCAACTGCTCAGTGAACAGCTATAAGGAAGATTCACCTTCATTAGACGACACTAGCGAGAATCCATGATCTGATTCATAGGCACCGTACTTCTCCATACCTGATGGGACACGGTGTCCCATAATTCGGATTTTTCTTTGTTGTTCTTCTCGCTGCCATCGGCTTTATTTGGAGTCGATTTATCATTAAATTTGGCTTTATTTTGCCGCATAGGAGCCAAGACAAACTGATTGCAACGCATTTAGAGGAGTCTGTATAAAAAATAGGCATAAAAATACACTTTATTTTCGATTGAGAAAGTGAAAAAATCGGATTTATGAGGTGTAGTCATGGCTATTATTTTTGCTTTGTGTAATAAGAAGGGCGGATGCGGCAAAACGATGGCGGCAATCAATATTGCAGCTATTCTTGCCTCCCGTGGTCATAGAGTGTTGCTGATTGATGCGGACGAACAAGGCAATGCTTCAGCCAATCTTGGCGTTAAGATGATAGGCAAGAAGCATGGAAAAACTCTCTACGATGCGTTGATAAAAGAGCGGCCGCTTGAGGATGTCATCATCCCAACTGAGTTTGCGAATTTGGATGTAGTCGTTGGCGACTCCCAGTTAAGCACAATCAACATGGAAAAAACCATCGATCCAGGGGCACCGATGCTTCTGAAGGATTGGTTTGAAGCAAACAATACAAGCCAATACGACTACATAATTATTGACACAAACCCCGCAATTAACCTCATGTTTTACATTGCGCTGAATGCCTCACATTATTTTATGCTTCCCATCTTCCCAGAGGCCGATTCGTTCGACGGCGTCGGGATGATGTTTGAAACTATCCGAAAAATCCAAAAGAAATCCAATAAAATGTTGGGCTTCTTAGGCATGGTGATTACTAAGAACAAAGAGAAAAGTGGCACTCATAAGCTGTTTCGCGGAAAGATCAATTCGTTCTGTGAAAAGCATGGCTATCCCATCTTGGGTAAGATCCCAGACTCTGATGCTGTAGCCGCCGCATCTGCGAACAAGAAACCTCTTATCCATTACCGCGCCGATCTTCCTGTAACCGAGGCCTATATCACGCTCGTTAACACTTTGCTGACTGAGTTGAAGCCTCGTAGAGGAAGACCTAAAGCGCTCGAAATTCCGACGAAAGACTTCGAGGAATTGGCTACTCATGAAGTAAACCCGAATGAGGTGGAGATCAGTTTTGAGTAAGGCATCAACCAGATTTGAAGAAACCGAAGCTGATATCAAATTCAAAGAAGGTCTTTTCAAGCTGTCTAAATCCCAGGATGGCGTGAGCCTGGAAATGGCCATCAAACATATAACCCTCGATCAAAATATTCGAGACGCGATTGACCATAACGATCCTGAATTTAAACAGCTGGTTGAAAGTATCAAGGAAGTTGGCTTGCTCCAATTGCCTGTCGTTACTGTCGACCTCGATCAAGGGAAGATCTTATGTCTTGGGGGGCATCGCAGAATTGAGGCTTTGCGCACTTTGGGCAAAGAGAGCGTTAAGGTTGTCTATCGCAATTTAGAAGATCGACCGGTTCAGAAGCTGGCTCAGTTGATGGAGAACGTCGCTCGCCAAAATTTGCAGCCCTTAGAGCTTGCGTCTGCGATCAACGATATAAAGAAAGCGGAGAAGTATACTGCAACCAGACTTGCCGAATTGCTTGGCAAGGAAAGAAAGTATATAGAGCGGCTCGTTAAGATCGACAATTGGCCTGCAGAAGCCAAAGCATTTGTCAGAGCAAATGCCGGAAAATTTACTCTTAAGAATCTGTTTGCAATCGCTGCCAGGAAGATTGATGACTCGGAAGTTCTAGTAGCGCTGCAGAAGATTGCAAGTCCTGAACGCAAGGGAGCTGAGGCTAAGCCAACTAAGGCCACAAAGCTCACATCAGATTCCGTTGGTGAGTACATTAAATCCAAGCAACTCTCCAAGAGGGAGCAGGAAGCAATTCTGAACTTTGTCCGCGAAATGAATCTCTTGGTGATCACGAACGAAGACATGGGACACGGTGTCCCAACTGAGAACACGATATAAATGGGACACGGTGTCCCATACGAAAAATACTTTGAGAATGGGACACCGTGTCCCATTCGTAATTTAAGTGGGGAAGAGCTTAAAAGCAAAAATCCCCTCATGGGGGATGTAGGATTAGGGATTCGATTTTAATTTGAGCTGTGTGGTAACACTTAAATTATCTCGCTTTCCTCTCCTACGCAAGCTCTCACAAAGAAAAATTAACAAACTATCTCTGCCTAGCATCACTGCGTTTTTAGCAAATCTAGGCAGCTAAGATATCTTGCGTCTTGGGAGCCACGGATGGCTGCACATATTGCGCTTGTCGACCACGCCAGTGAACTGGCCGAACTCGCAGCTGCATGCGGGATCGACTGGTATCAGATCAAGGATCTGACGGCCGGCACGCACCATGATCTTCCCACCACTCATAAGAAGTACAGCAAACGCTGTACGATGTGGGTCCGCGAGTTCACGGACAAGGGCGGCAGCCCCCAGCTCAGCATCACATTCCACACTCGCAAACACGGCGGTGTCACACGCAATTGGTATTCGCGTTCGCCTGGTGGATACGGTGGGCAGCTTCCGAAGCGAAACGTCAGCCGCGAAGAAGCCGAGCGCAAGCGGCGCAAGGAACGGTTCCTTGCCTATCAGAAGGGCTGGGACTCCGCGCAGAAAAGCACCGGGTTTCCCTATCTCGACACAAAAGGCATCGCTCCCATCCTTGATCATTTTGAGCTGCGGCAGACCTCGGATCGCAAGGTCACAGGCAGCGGAAGCGTGACTCCATTCATCTGTTTTCCGCTTTTCAACCGGGACGGACACTACGTTGGCCTGCAGCGCATCTACGCCGATGGAGCGAAAAAACTCACGGCAGCCGTGATGGAAGGGCAGTACGTCGGTGCTCATTCCGTCATCGGGGACCCGGAAGCGAGCAATGTCATTTACATCGGTGAAGGTTTCGCCACCTGCGCCAGCATTTTTCTGGCCACTGGCTCGGCTGTTGTTTTCGCCTATAGCGCAAGCAACCTTGATCCGGTCTGTGCCTATTTCCGCTCAAAGTATCCCGAACGCGAAATCATCATCGCGGCCGACAACGACTGGACTCCAAAGGGCAACACTGGGGTGTTCAAGGCTTTGGAAGCTGCCCAGCAGAACCGGACTCGAGGAGAAGGTCTTAAAGTCGTCGTCCCGCCCCTGATCGGTCAGCAAAAGACTGACTTCAATGATATTCATACCTCGTTCGGACTGGACGAGCTGCGGCAAACCCTGCTCAATCCTGCCAACACTGTGCGGCCGCCGAGGGAACGCGAGCAGTTTTTACTGACCCTTCTCAGCCACGCCTACGCGCAGCAGATTCCGGCGATTGTCAGAAGACTGGCCGTCCTGCTCAAGGTTCCGCACCTCAGTTCAGAGGAAGCGCTCCGCGAGCGAATCACCCAGACTCTCGGCATTCGGGCTGATCATCGCATGATCTTCAAGGCCATCCGCTCGGTCGTGATCGCAGGCAAGTACAAGGCCAAGGCCATTGCCGGTATTGATCCAGGCAAGGTCCAGCAGTATCGGCAGTTTCAAACGGTACGAAACGAAGGCGGGCACCTCGTCATCGGTGAAGACGCAGTCCAGGCCGCGATGGAGGAGCTTGCAAAAGGCAGGACCGTCATCGTTAAATCCCCCATGGGGAGCGGAAAAACAGAAATTCTGATCCGAAAAGCGATGCGGGGAGCGGGCCGTGCAGCCCATATCCTGCCGAGGGTGTCGGTCGTCAATGATGCAGCTGGACGGCTTCAGCTTGATCACTACCGCGATATCGACAAATTCCGGGCCTATTTCACCGATCAGATGGTTAGCTGTATCAACTCCATGGGAGCCAAGCGCTTCATGGCTGAAAACGGTCGCAACTGGTTTGAAAAACTCGACCTTCTTTGCCTCGATGAAGCCAGCCAGGTGCTGCCCCAGGTGGCCACGCTGGGCAATCCCCTGCGTCGACGCGCCAACCACCTGGCCCTCGTCAACTCCATAAAGACTGCAGGTTCCATTCTGATTGCCGATGCCGACGCCAATGACTTTCTGGTGAGTGAGTTGAAACGGATCGATCCTGAGCGCAGCATAACCCTCATTGATATCGGCCATCCACCGGCCGAGCAGAAACGCTGGCGGGTAGGCGTGACCGACTCCGTATCCTTTGTCAGAAAAGCACTTCTTGATGCCGCCACTGATGGCGAGCGTTGTCTCCTGGCAACGGATAACCGGCAAAAAGCCATTGAGATTGAGCGGGCGATTCGCTATCTCCGGCCCGGGACAAGGGTTTTGAACATTCACAGGGAACCATCCAAGGCCAATCTTGAGAAGATCCGCCGCTTCTACGACAATCCAAACGCCGAGTGCCTGGACTGCGATGTACTGATCTATTCGCCCGCCATCACCTCGGGTGTTTCAATCACAACACCTCATTTCACGAAGCACTTTGGAATCTTCACGGGCATTATCAAGGTGAACGACATCATGCAGATGCTCGGCCGCGATCGGACTGCGGAGGAATGGCTTCTGGCTCTGGCGCCGCGCAGCTGGGCTGAACAAAGACTTCGCGCGTCGATTGACCTTGAAAGCGTTGGGGAGTCGCCGACGCTCTTCTCTGAACTGAAGTACGCGACCGATCGCTATGAAATCGAGGCACGTGAGAACCTTACTGTCCTGGCCATGAATATCCTGAAAATGAAGGGACACAAGGTTTCCATGCTCGACATAGCCTGCTGGGAAGGTGCAAGTGCCATCGACATGCTGACGATGAATATCGCCAAAGGCATGAAGCAGGATCGTCTCAGGCGAATCCTGGGCCAGCCGGAGATCAGTGAGAGCGACTATCAAAGTCTGAAACGGCACTGGATGCCGGACGAGAACGAGGCTGCAGCCATGTATGCCTATAAAATCCGTCATGTCCTTTGCGCCGATCTCACCGAGGAAAACGTCTCGTTCATGGATCAGGGCGGACTCAAAAAAGTCGCCCTCTTTGAAACACTGCTCGGAAGCGATGCCGACCTGAAGCGCTTCGATGCGGAAGAGAAGCAATCCCTTGATCCATCGCTCCGCTACCACGCGGCCGCAAAAAAGGAATTCCTGAACGCGGTGTTCGAGCGGCTTCAGATCTCACTGAAAACCTTCGTTGGCGAATTTACGCATAAGGAGTGCCAGGCCGTGGTTGCCCTCTTTATGGAGCAGGCGCAGAAAGCCAATGCGGTGTTCGACGGAATCATTGATCCCGAGCAACCGCCCCGCTGCGCGACCACGTTTGTCCAAAAGATTTTCCGAAGACTCGGCCTCCGTATTGGTGGGAGAAAATCCAACGGGCGCATGATCCGCTTCATCGAGCCTTCCGATCTATCCCGCATGCTGACCCTCCGTGATCGCCGCCTTACCAATGGAAGATCACTTTACTCCGCAATAAAGACAGAATCCGAGGCTGCATAGAACCAGGCCCCAGCCACGGTTTTCCAGAATCCGGTGTCCGGGTTCTGGATCTCTGCGTCCTCTATCTCTGGAGGTGAGCTCACCCCCGCCTGGCGGAGTGCAAATTTTATCCCCGCCATCCACATCTCCCATCAAGACGCATTTTTATGCATCCATTCTGAGGAACATCTGAAGAATATCGAAAATATGGAGCTATCATTTTAGATGGAATGACGAATTTCTGAAGGCAGCTTTCACGTCCTGCCTATATTATGCAAGTATCTGCATACGCACTCAGCGTTCGGAGCGATTGGTCAGGGAGACTTCATCGTCTATCTTATAAAGATAGGCAAAGTCTCCCCACCACCATCACGAGGCAACGGTTCAGAGTCCGACCTGAACAGCTGACTGGGCACTGAGACGCCCTTTGGGTCTGGCAGCCACAGGAGCTTTCACTGGAGTCGATGAAGGTTCCTCCTCCTCATCCAGGACGTCGGCCTGTTCGATGACCTCTTCCTGGTGCCTGGTCCATTCCCGGGCCGCAGCAGGGTTCTCCGCTATGGCCTTTTCGAGCGCCTGCGACTCCCGGTACTCCCGGGCGTCGGCTGTCATTGTCCAGGATGCGTTCACACCGAGCTTTTCAATGGCCTCGCGAATCCACTTCAGATCAGCGCGGAAGAATTCCTTGCGCGGGTTGATCTTGTTGACCTGTTCCTTGACGAAGTGGGTGTGGAGACTCTTTTCCAGCGATGGTGCGTCTTCACTGTAAATCATGGCATGAACATCAAAGGGAAAGGGTACGCTGGCATCGCCAAGCTCGCGGACACGGTCAAGAGGCTCCAAACGCCTTGTCATGCCGATCTTGAGAACCTGCTCACCGAAGGAACCTATGTTGGAGATGACATAAACATGGCCAGCCCGAGTCTGCTGGGCCATGGATAGAGCCCTTTGATTCTTTTCTTCAGCCAGCCGCAGTTTCTCGGTCAGCTGCGCAAGCTGGCTTTCATACTGCTCGCGCTGTTCTGCAGATGCCTTCTCCGTATCCCGCAGAACTCGATCGATCGCCTTTTTAATCGATTCCTCTTCCTTCTCTGCTTCCTTCATGGCGCGCTCGAACTCCTTGCGGGCCTTTTCCTCCTCGCGGATCTGTTCTCTGATCCGGCGCTGTTCCTCCTGATCCTTCAGTTTGATTTCCTGAACTATGGCAGCCCACTTGAGTTCATCAAGACGGATCTTAAGGTATTTCGGGGTGATACGTGCCTGTCTGAAAGCAGCACCGTTGTGATTGACAAGCGTGTATGCGTCGTGGATCTCCTGGGTCAGAGTACCAACATTGTCGTGTTTGACCCGTGAAAGGATGGAGTCCACCTTGCCATTGAAGGCGTCCACAACGAAGTCGACGGCCGTGGTTTTACGAATCGCCTCCACATAGTCGCATTCTGCTGCTTCACGACTCTTCACCATTTTGCGGGCTCGCTCTCGAGCTTTTTTAAGCTCGACACCTGCTTCTGCGAAGCCATAGGATTCGGCCAAATCGTCCAGAAGGCTTACGGATGGCACGATATACGCATTGCCATAACCCTCTATCCTGTTCTTCATCGCCGCAACTATGTTTTCATATTTGCGCGCATCATTGCGGACGGCAAGAGCATCGCCTGCGATAAATACGGCCTGCTCGTTGGCTTCCTTCAATAGCGCAATGGTCCTTGACTTGGCATCTTCGATCAAATGATGCGCGTGATCCTTGGCAGCCTTGACCTCTTTTTGGGCCTGCTCCCTGGCAGCCTTCGCCTCAGACCGGGCCTCGGATTTCAGGCGCTCTGCTTCATCATGCGCATCCGCGACTTCAGAAAATTTCGATAGCCGATTCACTTGGTTTTCGAGCGTCTGCGCTTCCAGCCTTGAAGCATTGAGAGCCTGGGAAGTAGTGGACAGATCATGAGATACAATCTCCAATTCGGTTTTGGCGTTTCGTAGCTGTGCTGATGCGCTGTCGAATTTTTTCGTGAGATTTTTCATCTCATTTGTTTGATTGTCGAGAGATCGGGAGATGGCCTCATTTCTGCGAAGGTTTTTTAAAAGCATGATGCCCAGGAAACCGCAGAGGAAAAACAGCAAAACGGAAAAGAACGAACCACCATCACTCATTGGGATGCAACGCCTCCAGCTTGGGCATCAGGTGAAGCCCCCATCGGGGGGCTCAGGTCTGAAACCGAAAATTTTCTGCAAATTATCATGAAGCTGAGGTTTGTAAATATAAATTTACGTAGCGATTTGATCATGGAATCTGGTGAAACGACGGCAAGATTTGCAGCCAGATAAAGCTGAAATGCCTAAGCAAATCGATTCAATGTGGCGCACATTGTTCGTCTTTCTATGGATCTCGACGAACACTATTTTTTTTCACTTCGAAAGCATGTGAAAGTGGTTTTCACAGTAAGTTTCCATGAAAGCCTTGGTGATAGACTTTTCCGATGCCTTTCACGCAAGAGAGTCAGGCGGATGTGTCGGAATAATTGTCGTGCTATACGCATATTCCCTTACTTGCCAGAATTGCGATGTTCTTCTATAAGCCCCATTTCAAAATGATTCGAGCCCAAATCAAAGCCTTAAGTGGAGACGTCATTGTGGAAAATGCGAGCATGGATCAGATAGATATTCCTGCCCAAAAATCACCAGAAATTAAGGCGAAGCGAGCGTCTGTTCCAACCATCATATTGTGGGTAACCAGTCTTTTCTGTGCATTGCCTTTGGCGACAGGCGATACCAGTGTCCAATCTATTCTGCTTTTCCTGATTGCTTTGGTGCTGTTTCCTCCGCTCACAGCATTTCTAGAGAGAAAACTTGCCAAGCCCATAGGCATGTGGCCCAGGACTGCTGCGGTGATCTTTCTTCTCATAGTGGCAGGTACGTTTGTTGAGAAAGAGCAGGCGGCGAAGAAAGCCACGGAACCCACCAAGGTCAGCGAACCAGCGACAACATTTGAGTCTGAGTTGGCGAGAACTGAGTCATTGAAAACCGCAGATACCAATCCTCAGGCGGAAGGAGCGGGGTCAACGACCACGGAAACGAAAGAGACTGACAAGGCTGATCAGGTTGAATCCCGTAGTTTTTCTTTTGGAATTGACGAATACGTAAGCTGGGTAAATAAAAATCTGGCCAAAACAACATCCAAGCTGCCCGCACTGCGCATCAAGAAGCGGGAAAAGCAGGCGGAGCAAATTTTTTATTACGCGGAAATCAATAAACACTTGGGCTTCATGGTGTTCGAGAACATGGACAAAAAGGTATTGTCGGTCACGTTCCTTGGCCAGGGCGATGGGACCATGACGTCAGGTGCCAATGTTGTGCTGGCAGCTATTGCAGGAGTGAGAGCATTGCACCAGACGGCTGAAATAGATAGTCATCTAGGCAAGCTCGCTATGGAGCTTGTCAATAAGGAAGGCAAAACAATTGTGGATGACGGTATCAAATATGATTCCACGTTTAACACGACAATAGGTTTGATGATTTCGATGACACCGGTCGAGGAATGACCCGTGGGGCATAACTCTAATCCAGTAGAACCCATAGAATAGGACGACCTGATGTTTAGCAAGAGAACTTTTTTATTGGTCATGCTTTCCGTCGTATGGTTTCAATTCTCTCAAAAAGCCGAGGCGCGCGATGCTGCACGGGATCTTCGGTCCATGGTAGGCTGGACCATAATCGATTCGACCATCGTGACAGCTGTTGATCGCGCAAGCTATGATACGGTTCTGCGGCTATCAAATGGTCGCACGGTAAAGCTTTCCGCATGCGTGATGTTGCCGCCATTGCCGATGAGTGATGCAATTGTATTCGGCAAGAAGGTTGGCAGCGGGTATTTGCTTCGCATCATGATTGACAATGAAGTCTGTGACATTGGTCCGGTCTAACACAACACCCTTCAGGAGCTTGAAAATGAAACGAGTGGCTTTGCTGCTTTTGCTTGCCTCGTGTGGAGTTCAAGAGAATAGATCCAAAATCCTTGAATTCAAGGACATCAAGCGGGCTGAGATTAGATCCGATGGTCTGTACAATGTTGTCTGTATGGATGGTTCATTTGAAATCGGCGTCACACAGGAGCAGATTACATCTGACAAAGTGTGCAACAAGAGCACAGGTCCGAAGCCATCCCCATCTCCAGGATCGCCAGTTGCAACAAGCGGATTTGATGTATTTGACGCGAAAGGCATGAGGCTTGGTAGATTCCTGGGTGAATCTCCTGGTCATGACCTCCGAGTCCTGCTTGTAGATGGACGCATTGCCAATATCTCAGCAATTGATGGAACTTTCAAAAAGTCCAATGGTTCAGGCTACTGGGGCTGTATGTTTCAGAGTCTCGATTGTAAGGGCGAATGCTTTGCACCGACTGATTCCTATGGAAATGACTATCCCTATTGGTCTGAATCAGCTGACGGGCCTTGGGTGATTGATGAAAGTAGGGAATACATTGATAACAAGACATTGAAATCAACGTTTGAGAATGGCACCTGTATTAACAAGGGCTTCACTTCAGCCAATGCGATCTATAAGTATGAGAGATGGCAGAATCCCTATGGACGCTATCCTTTGAGCGGACCCATAGCTATTCGTTGAATTTAAAAACGAGAGGATCGAAGAAGTCATTCTGTGAGCTTCGAGTCGCCAGAAGCAAAGATTTCGCGACTCGGACTTCTATAGTTAGGCATTTTGGAAAAAACTACGCAATCATGCCCCTGCAACTGGAACAGAGCGGACGGCCGTGTTTGAATCGGACCACAGAAAGCAGCTTGATCCTGTCGCAGACGCCATCCAGAACATCTCCATTCCCCGCACTGATCATCATCAAACCTTTGGACCAGTCAATGATATTGGCTTTGGCATTGCTCAGTGCCGAGGACACATCCTCCTCGGTGCGCTTCACATTCTCGCTCTTAGGCGGCTGCACGGTTTCTGTGCCGGGGGCATGGGCGAGACGCTGAACCTCGGCTTCCAGCTCCTTCACCCGGCGAAGCGCGGCCGAGAATTTATCCATGGAGAGCTCACCCTGAAGACTTCGGACTTCCGCCTCCAGCTGCTCGACCTTTCGCTGCTGCGCCTGACGGCTGCTTCGCTCCTCGTTGACCAGCTGCTCCAGCCTTCTCGCCCGAACTTCTGCTGGTTCTGAAATCTGAAATGGTGATTTTCCCTCAACGACAAGATCAACAGCTGCGGCGAGAGTCTGTCGGGACTTCAGCACGCGCCGCCTTCCATCGCTGGTCACTCGCCCCTGATCTTTGAACGTGGTGCGAGCCAGTCGCATCAGCATTCGCAAAGGGAAGCGGTCTTCATGGATCAGAATTTTTGCACGGATCTGAGCTGGCCATGCTGCGGCCTTGATCATGCGGGAGACGGTTGCTTGGCTGACGGCCAGCGCCTGACCCATCATAGGCTGCGCATGTCCGGCTTTGTCGAGGAGCAGGAGCCGGTCGCCCAGATCGAACCACTCGTCCGCCGTGGCCGGCGGCTTCAGTCCTATCAGCTGGGATGGCACCACGCGGAGTTTGGGCGGTCTTCCACGTTGCTTCCTGGTCTCCAAGGCGACAGAACTGGCCATTTTCCCAACTCCTGTTTTTATTCCGGGAATGAAAAATCTTATACAACTAATATAAAACAAATATTTGCAGAATTGGAATCCACATTTTTTCTCACCATCGTTAAATATCTAAAATAAAATCAGGCCAGTATGGCCTGAAAATGCCCTTGGCGATGGTTGTCACCAAGTTTTTCCAATGATTTCTGATAGATAAAATCTATGGGCCGGAAACGTCCAAAAAACTACTGTATTTAGATCGCTTATTTTTTGTGCAATCAGCGGAAATCGAAAAGACATTAAGCACTATAATTCATTATAACAAATAGATTACTTTATTTTGTATTTGACTTTTAATGGCAATTATCCGATAAGAGACATTAGCTATCAGGAGGTGCTGTTTATGAGTGCTGAAGACATCGTGAAAAAACTGCTCGCCGGCATTGAGAACTCACCGAGCTGGACGGCATCGGACGCGCGGAATAAATTCGATCGGTTGCTTGACCAGGCTCTCGAAGGCCCCCAGGTCATCGCCCCGATGCGTGGCCATAAGGAAAAATTCGTGTGTATATCCATGGCTCATTTGAGCGAACTGAGTGATAAGCTCCAGCGCCTTGATGCTGAAGTTCGTAGAACCCGAGTCTCGAAAGTTCTTGAGAAGGTGAGACAGTTCTACGACGAGAATCCCGACGCAGAGCTGACCATAGTGCGCGACCCGGAAAAACCTGCCATTGACTTTGAAAGCTGAACCAATGCCGAAAACCGTTGTTGTTGATACCTCCGTTCTCTCCCAATTCTTCAGAAAGACAGGGCCATCGGCGAAACTTCAGGCGTGGTTTGAACAGTCGCTTAACGACCGACTCCTGATATCGACCATAACACGCTATGAAATGATGAGTGGCCTGTCCATGCTGCCATCCAGGACGATCATTGATGACTTTTGCGAATTCCTTACAGGTGGCGGATTTAGCGTGGTCCCTGTCAACACGGAAATTGCTGACATTGCCGGATTCAAGAAGGCTGAGCTTCTTCGTCGGGGGAGGACGCTGCACATTGCTGATCTTTTAATAGGGTCCACAGCGGCAGTGATGAAAGACTCTGATATTCTCATCGCTACTGCAAATGAGAAAGACTTTGATTTCTGGGGAATCGACCTCGTAAATCCAATCTGAACTCTTCAGGATATTCCATGGCCGAGGAAACAATAGACAATCCGCGCTTCGACAAATTTGTTCACGAGATGATTGCGAGTTCAGATCACGGAGTGAACCTGAGCTTTCTCCTGGGCGTGGAGCCGCTTTTGCCTGCCATCCGGGAACAGCGGCGCTTCACCTATGGAGATTGCCTTCGCGTGGCCGAAAGGCATGAGGCGGCGATGGCTGATTTTCGTGGCATCAGGAGATATCGAAAAGGTGATGTAGCGGCTCAGGTGGCCAGTGGACTCATGATGTTCATGGAATCGCCTCAGATGGGTGTGATCAATAGGAACATCAACTACTGTGCTGCTCGGTGTATCGAAGGGGGTTTCGCTCCCGCCTATGTGCTTGGGAAAAATTTCTTCGATGACCTTTCGGATTCAGATGTTGGAGACGTTACGGTTTCGGTCCTGCCTGATTCATTCCGAGGGGTTTTGAAATTTCCCAAGCCCCTCTTTGATCAGGATGGCTATCAATTCGACGAAGTGATGGTTGTGATAGACAAGGCGGATCTGGTCGAGAAAGTTGTCGGGATTACGAAGGGAGCGATCACCTTGCGTGATCGAGTCTTGCAGGGCGATGATGTCGATGATTACTATCTTGGCATGACCTGGCAGGCGAAGGGGCCGGTCGGTATCCAGCCGGGCGAGAGCAAACCCAGGGCCAAGATCGATGCCGGATACTTCTCCACCTTTCTCCCGAAAGATAAAAGTGTGAGGATAGCTGAACTCTTCGATCGCCACCAATATCGGACTCTGTCCGCACATAATATCGGCAGGCCGGATGTGATCTTTGAAGCCAACAGATCTGAGTTGAGCGACGGCTATACAAAGTCGATGAATTCTCTCTTTGCAGCCCTGGTCTACGTTCTTTCAGGCCGTCCCGATCTGCGTTTCTACAAAAATCCAGTGCGGACTCAATCGCCGCAATCGAAGACCCCCATCAAAACAGACAAGCATCTGTCAACGGCCGTCGATATTCATCTGGTCAACTACAGCTGGAGAAAGGATCCAGTCTTCAAGAAAGGCGTCTGGCGGGTCAAGTGGCACAAGCGGCTGCAACCTTACGGTCCAGATAAAAAGTTGACCAAGCTCGTCTATATCCAACAGCACTGGCGGGAGCGTGCAGCTTTGAAGAACAAGGACGTGGGCGGATTTAAAACGGAGGATGGGCAAGCGGGCGACTAGACTTAACGGCTCTGCCTGGAGTGGGCGCATTACCTGGATGATGCTGCGAGAGTCAAGGTGCTAACCAGCAGCTGAGTCAAGACCGGCTTTTGAAGCATGGCAAAGACGTTTTTTGGAGTATGTTCACTCTGGACTATGTGTCCGGAGTGTATGACCACGGGCGTTCCCGGTTGGTGTAGAAGGCAGACAGAGGCAAGCTGCATTCCGCTCATGCCAGGCATGCAAATGTCGCTCAGAATAACATCGACTTTGAGCCCCTTCAGGATTTCCAATGCCGTTTCCGCGTCTGGTGCCTGAAACACTTCAAAATCATGCGCTTCCAAAAGAGAGGAAATGGCTTCAAGCACGGACGTGTCGTCATCAACAAAGAGAACTCTGGTCAAAGGCATTTAAGGGGTCCTTGTATCAGGCATTCGAGATACCGCGATTCTATCGTATTTCCCCGCAAGGTGGTATGGACCTAGTAATATCAGCTGTTTGTCTATCAAAACTCAGCGCGACACGTCACATAATAATTTCAGATAGTTACAGCCGAGAGTGTCTGGTAGCAGTGATCTAAATTCTTATAAAAATAGATACTTATATGAAATTAGGATAAATTTGGTACTTTATTGGTACATTTGTGGTAAAGTATTGGTAGATGTGGCCGATAAGGCTGGTGAAGCATGTGCTTTGGTTTCATGGTCTTCGTGAGGTTGTTATGTTACAGGCAGTCGATCAATCGTCGTTTATGAAAAGCAATAAGCCCATCATTTCCAAGTTTCTTGAGGCTGGCTTCAAGCGTGATAAAATCGCCCGCGTCTATAACATCAATTATCAGGTTCTGCGGGATGACAAGATCACGGCAGCGGCGAGCGAGGCTTTAAGGCCCTTGACGCAGCTTGTCCCCTACTTCGTAAAAATATTCAGAGGCGATTTTGGGAAAATCGCCTCCTGGTTGAACGAAGGCAATGTCGCATTCCATGGGCTGACCCCGATTGAAATGATCTACATGAGGCGCGAAGAAGATGTTATGAAGTTCCTGCAATCTCATCTCGACCCTGAAAACAGAGAGGTATTCAGAGGCTGATGTCGATCAAGAGATATAAGGAACTCCTTCTTGAACTGGGTTCTGCAACGCGTCTGAGTCATAAAGCCAAGCTCATGGAAGAGCTGAACGAAGCCAAAAAGCGATTAGCAAGCAATGTCTTGGAAAGTTTGGCAAGCTTCCAGGGGACCTGGGTATTGCAAAAGCCGGAGCTTATTGCCGGGGGACCTACCTCAAATACAAGGATACGCCGCTCGGTAGCGGCCCGGGTACGGGAAGATTCTGGTGCGACCGAAATCTCTTTTCGCCTCTCTACTTCGCTTCAAATGAATTCGCCGTTTTCCCGGAAAGGCGGGAATCCGGTTTTGATATCGTCGAGCCGCATTTTCGCTTTTGGGTGACAGTGGACCTGCAGAACGTTCTTGATCTGACGTCCGCAGATGTTCGCAAGAAAGCCAATATATCCAAATACGAAGTGGAGATCGAGTGGGCAGCTTGGACAGGAATACCATGTCCCACCCAGATACTGGGCAAATCGGCTTTCGATATTGGTTACGAAGCGATCATGTTCCATAGTGTTAGGCATAAGGGGACGACAAACCTTGCTGTCTTTGCTTCAAATCTTGATGTTCATCGGTCGTCGATTGTAATTCAGGATTCGCACAACAATTTTACAAATAATAGAATCCCATAGGCAGGAGCCCGATGGACTCCAGCTGGGATCTTGTGATTAGGCCTTCTTGCGCATTGCCAGAAGCAGGCCGATGGATTGATCGACCACCGCAGTCTCCTCGGGATTCAGACCAGCGAGTTTCGCGCTGATCGAATCAGTCTTGACGGCAACTCCACGCAGCTCCCGCTCCATGGCTTCAGGAATATGGCTCACTTTTTCCCGCAGTTCATTGATCTCTTCCTTCAGAACTTTAATATCAGCTTTGAGATCAATTACGGTCTGACTGAGCATGCTGATCAATTGCTTTTGCTGATCGAGAAGAGTGGTCATGGAATCCAGCAGCAGATCATTGGCAGGATCGTTTGCCGTATGCTGGGATCCACTTCGTGGAGATTCTGGTACATCCTGTATTGAAGCCAGTTGGAGGGTGTTCGCATCATCTTTTTCTGGAGCCTTGATCGGGGTGACAACAGCAGGATTGTTCATTTTCATCACGACGTTCTCCGGGCAGGGTAGTTTGTGTTGAACCATGGCTTCGTAGGCACTCAGAGGAATTCCATTGAAGATCGTAACGCCACGCGACACGTCCTCAAGAAAGCCAGAGCTGCGTCCTCCATGCCACGCGCCGCTGAGAGCCGACTCCTGACTCTTTACCAGGAAGCGATCGAAGAACTTGGAGACATCTTTGAATTTGACCGTGTCGCCGATGGCTTTGAAATTGGCCAGGAGCCACCACAGGCGAACAGATATCGGCACTGCGGATCCGTTCCGAGTATTCTCAGCAGGAATCTCCCGCAGCTTTGTCAGAATTTTGGAGCCCCCAAACACCTTTGATTCAAACTCCTCTTTGATGCCGGACACGCCGGCTCCAGCAATAAATACCGGCTTGCCTGAGTAGAGGTCCCGGACCCGATGGAACATGAAGTGGCTTGCCACCGTGGTAACAATGATAGCTGCATCGTGTCTCGTGGAGATGACTTTGGTTGGGGAGGCTTCTTCGAGATGTTCCGCCTTGAGCCAAAGCTCCTCGCAGTATCTCATGAACTGGTTGTCACTGGTCTTTAGACCAGCAACCAAAACTGATCGTATCGGTCGCTGCTGATTCAACTTGGAATCAGCGGTCCGCCAATCCTGACTTTGAGGGTGATTCATTCGTTGTCCTTTTTAGACTGGTAAGTTTAAAAGCGGAGGATGCCATGGAAGGCTTCAAACGCCATTTCCAGGATTAGTGGAGTGATCGTGAGAAATTCAAGAGGGAACCCGGGACGGCGAAAAAAAAGAGTTTTCAAATATATCGCTCACCGGATTGGTTCAATCAGGATATTGATAATCCATTATCAATAAAAAAATTAGAGTTTCGACGCGACGTCAGCGGTGAGCAGGGTTGCGGAGAGTGACTATAGTTACCGGGATATCCTCTCGCTTCTATAGAAATCCTACACGAATCCTACACAGATCCTACACAGATCCTACACAGATCCTACTCAATCTCGTGCGCGAGTTCGTCCCATCTGATTGCGCTGATCCTTCACACTGGTGTCATTCACTTGCAAGACTGAACCATAAAAATATCAAACAAAATAATGACATCCAGATGGAAGAGGAAAAAATCAAAGACACATATTTGCTAATAATTATGGATAGTTGAAGCGTATATACGTTGTTCAACATCGTGGTGTATTGCTCACGCATCGCCGATGATGAAATCATGAAAAAGAAGACCTCGGCCCGTAAAGCAAAACGAACCAGCCTTAAGAATATAAAGGAGCGTGTTGGACGCAACGTCCGACGAATGCGACGAGCCATGGGTCTGACTCAGGAGCAGCTGGCTGATATGCACGGACTGAATCTCCGATCGCTTCAGTCCATCGAAGCAGGGGCGTCTGACTTTAAGCTTTCATCGCTCTGGCGCCTCGCCCGAGCCTTTGGTGTCGACGTTGAAGAGCTTATCAAAAAGTAGGTTTGAAGTGGCTGTGAGGACTGGATTTTCCAGGAATTGGACTTTGTTCAAACTGTTCGTTTGCACTCGTCTTTCGCTGGCTGAGACCATTCATCAATAAGTTTGTCAAGCTCGATGATGGTCTGCATTGTGACCACCCATTGCCCGTGCTGCCAGAGCTTTCCGGGCTCAGGCTGATCAAGTTCATTGAGATCCCGCGTGAATGATTGCCTTATGCTGATCAGATCTTTTAGTGTGTGCATCGGCTTACTCCCTTAACGCGCTATATCCTGATATAGTCGGCCGGCCTTCACTGTGTGCAAAAAAAGCGCCTCTTAAGTACACTCATCAGTAAATATTTGACCCATTTTCCCGGGAAATATTGCGAATTTCCGTGTTCCATTTCGGGATGTTACAAACTTATATAAGTTCTGATCAGCATTGTTTAGTAATTGTCGAACATCTCGAAGCGGACAGCAGTCCTTGGCTTTGGAGTTGACGCGCAGAGACAACGAATCCATAATCCGTATTGCAGCCAGGCTGTAAAAAAATTTGTCGAGACGAACCCCCGCTTTGCCAACCACGAAATTTTTTCTGCCAAATACCACCGGAGTTCAATTTTTCATCTTTCACGGTCTAACACTTTTAGATAGTCTCTGCGGTTGTCGGCTGCTGAAGTCAGTCCGTATAAGAACGGCCTAAGTGAGCGGACGGTTAGGGAATGGGAATCTGGAATGGTTCTCAACAATGAAACGGTCGTCCTGCGCTTTTGCTGCAGCCTGCTTTTGATGAAGGAGAATGAGGCCAAAAAGAAGGAGGCTTTGCGACTGTACCACCAGTCGCAAAACCTTGTCTGGGACGGGTATCCACAGAGCTTAAAAAAGACTTACCAGTCTGATGTTCTGTATGACCCGTCCTGGGCTCCTCTGGCAAATAAAAAAAATCGTTCAGACCAACTTTTGTTTTCAGATGGCGGAATTTTTATTCGTGACGAATAGAAAGTTCTACGCATTGCTTGACATTTGAACCATGTCCATCCTTGGTTTCGTAGTTCAGATAGTCCAGCCCTGCGGATTCCAATATCGAAAACTGCCGAATGCGATTCAGTGTGCATTGCGACTTGCCAACGCGCACCCGAGAGGCGTGATCTTGTGGATCGAATATTGTTCGTCCCATTTCATGTTGATGGAGGCCCTGGATTTTTCGGGGCGTTACCAAAACACCTGTCTTCGATTGAATGACATGGCTGCCTCCTGAGTCCAGTAATACCAGTTGGTTGCAGTGATGTTTGCTCTTCAGTTGAGCGCACCATAGGACTGATTACATCTATAATATCATTTGATTACTGTGTTTTTCTCTCTCGCTTGAACGTTTTTGGAAAACGCTTCTCCAGAGAGAGATCTGAGAAATGTTTGTAATTCAAGTAACTTGCATATTCGGCCAGTCTGACTTTGCAGTATGTCTAACCTGATTAAAGTTTGTAATAACAGGAGATTGCGTGATCACGTAAAAGTGACTTAATTCGAGGACCCGGTTCCCTGGACATCATTTTTTCTCTGCACGCAAATGCGTGTGCCGTAATGGCTCTCTACCCATAGAGAGATATATGGAGAGGGAGGTATTTTCTTAAAACAGGGTTTTAAGACTGCGGGTGAAAAAACCAAAGCAGGAAAGAGGCGAAGCTCAACGCTTCGCTGTCTAGGAGGGTGCGAAGCTGAACGCTTCGCGCAGCGAGAGAATGCAGCATGATGAATGGAGAATGACCTGAAATGCCGATCCCAGAAGAAACCATCGAAGAGATAAAGGCGAAGCTGCCACCAGAAAAACTTGCCGGGATACTCGGCCTTGCCGTGAAGCATCACACGATCCTTTGCCCCTACCACCCGGACAAAAACCCAAGCATGAGCTGCAAGGAGGCTTTGTTTTTCAAGTGCTTCGCCTGTGGTGCCAAACGTAGCGTGATCCGCTTTTACTGCGAGCAGCGTGGACTCACGTTCCCGGAAGGCATCCGCGACCTGGCACAGTATGCCGGAGTGAGCCTTGCAGAGCCTGCGCCGAAAAAAAAGCAGGCCAAGGAGAAGAGCGGTTCCAAGGAGGAACCCATCTGGTTCGACTCCATCGAAGATGCCCGCCGCTACTACCAGTCCTGGAAGAGTTTCCGCTGCACCGACGAACATGGCTGGTTCAATGATGACGGGAGTCCCAATAAGCGCGTCTTCCGACTGCATCCTAACGATCCTTTGCAACGCAAACAGCTCCCGACGATTTTTTCTTCAGGTGGTCGTTGGGTGAACCGGAAGCCAGGCGGGCACCCACGCCCCCAGCCGTACCTTTGGAATGCCTGCAAGGATTCCAGCGAGGTCTTCATTTTTGAGGGTGAAGGTGATGTGGAGGCTGCGCATCGCCATGGTTTTCCCGGAACGACTACCGGCAGCTGCAATAGCTGGCACAAGGATTACGAGAGCTACTTTCGGGGGCGTCATGTTGTGATTGTTCCCGATTGTGATGACAACGGCGCAAAGTACGCCAATGCCATTGTGGAATCGCTCCGTCCCGTTTGTCTCGGCCTCAAGATTGTGGACCTTGGCGGACAGGATGGCTTTGACTTCAGAGACTGGCTAAAGGCCGGTGGAACGGCAGAAGCTTTCCGGAAGATGGTTGATGCCACCCTTGACGTTCTCATTGCCTGGGGCACCCCTAAAGCGTCCTGGAATGGATTCGAGCGCATCCCTTACTTCGATCCCGAAGAGATGCTCCACTGGTCTATCCGCTACCGCATTGAGTACCTCGCGGATGACCTTCAGGCGCCCGTCGACGCGATAGCCGCAGCGGTCATCGCCGGCCTCTCGGCAGTGATAGGGTCGAAGGTCTTTCTTTATCCGAAGGTCCATGGCATGACCTGGCGTGTTTATGCCTGCGTCTGGTACCTGCTCGTTGCGCCGCCGGGTGACAAGAAGACTGCAATTTTGAAGGCTGCGCTCTCCATGCTGTTTCAACTCGACAAGGATCTCGTGCTCCTAAACAAGGAGCGGGCTGCGGCGCGCGAGGCCGAGGAGTCCGTGCTGCGGATAGAAAAGCGTCAGCTTGAGGCGCAGCTGGCCGTGGCGATCGAAAAAGGTGGCGACATTTCCTTTCTGCAGGACCGTCTGGCGGGCAAGGTCGCCCGGCTCAATGCACTTGCTGAGGAGGGAAACCGGGCTCTGATTGTCCAGGACGTGACCCCGGAAAAAATGATGGAGCTGCTGGCCCGGAATCCGCACGGTCTTTGCAAGTTCAACGATGAGCTGGCGGGTTTTGTTCGTAGTCTTGACAAGGGCACCACCAGTGATGCCCGCGCCCTGTATTTGGAGGTCTGGAATGGTGGTGACTTCAAGGTCGACCGCAAGAAGGGATCGTTCTCCGGCTGGTCAATTCTCTCGTTCGTCAGCAGCACCCAGCCCGATTGGCTCAAAAAGATCATTGATGAGATCATGGCCGGCACTGACCAAAACGATGGCCTCATTGCCCGATTCGGCCTGATTATTGCGCACGATCGCCCTATCGGAGCTTTCAAGTGGCATGACGCTCCTTTTCATCCCGAGGGCTGGAAGCTTTTCGAGGAAGTGTTTCGTCGGCTTTGGGAACTTGAAGTTCCCGAAGACCAGAAAGCCCTGCACTTCGATGCCGAGGCGCAGGCGTTTGTCGCCCAGTGGATGGAAAACCATCACAATACCTGGCGTGACAGCAATGCCCGTCCTGCTCTTCGTAGCCACATGGATAAGCAGGTAAGTCTTTTCTGTTCTCTCTCAATCATCTTTCACATGCTTTTTTGCTTCGAGGCTGGTGAATTCAACGACGCAAATAGTGAATTCAGCAAGCAGATTTCCATTCATTCTGTGCGTATGGCTGCCAGCTGGTGCCGCTACATAGGCTACCATGTGCGCAAGGTCTACGAGCCCAAGCAGGGCTACTGGGACCCGGCGGTTCGCTCATTCGCAGCTCAGGTTATGGCAGGTAAGATCATCGACGGCATGTCGCGCTCGGACATCCTTTTGAAGCGTTTTCAGCACCTCAAGACTGCGAAGGACCTGGATCGAGCCCTGCAGGGTCTGCGCGAGTTGAATCTCGTGCAGGAGACGGAGTGCTTTGTTCCAGGCGGCGTTCGCACACAGAAGGTCGTCCGTATCAATCCAGCATCGCTCGAAAGCATACGAAAGGAATCTCGAAACGGCGAAAATAATGCCTGATTCGCTTCAGTATTCGCAATAATTGGATCAAAATTCTGTCTGGACAGGTGTGAGCACGCACCTGTTTTTTCGGAGAAATGTGATGTCAAATTTTGATTTGCCAGATGAAAAGCCTCTTTCTGACGAGCCGTTTCATGGATATCCACCGCCCGGCGATCTGCCGATCATCAAGAATGGAGTCTTCTCATGATGTTTTGTCGCGTTTGCAGAGAGGAGGTTCCAGGGTTGCTCCACGACTGCTATCTGGAGCTTGATTGCCGCGAGCATGGGCTTCCAAAGTGGGAAGTTGTGCGAGGGTCTTCTCCCGTTGAGGCAGCGATCACCTATGCAGAGCTGCTTGATAAGCGCGAGGGCTGCGGCCCAAGGAACCGGATTATAGATGCAGCATTTGTCGCCGATGACGAGGACTTTTACGTTTACGAGATCCGGTTTGATGGCGAGGAATACCTGGCCATTGCAAAGTCTGAACCGGACACCTGACCCTTAAGTTTCCAATCCAACAGCAAGGGGCCTTACCATGTCCATGTTTGCCGATCTGATCAAAGAGTGGATGAGCGGACACCCATCCCGCTCTCCCGCAGCGCTCCATCGCGTCACCGGAGTCTCGAAGCCTCAGATTGGGCGTATCCTGAAGGGGAAGACGCCATCGATCGACGAGGCACTGCGTCTCGGGGTTGCGCTCCCTCCAGGCAAGGTTTTGAAGTTCATGAACGAGCACTACCCCTCTTGGCAGATTTTCATTTCCAAGGCGATGTCAACCGGGAACCTTGCAGCCTGATACTTCGAGTAACTGACTGTTACAAATTCGATCTGCACGGTGGCGATTTTCTTTGAATCCAAAAAACGGGAACTGTATATTCCCGAATGTGGGCGACGCAAAAACTTTGAGCCGGCGCCGCTTCAGGGCCTCCCCTTGAGTCTGTTTGGGGAGGTCCTTTCCGCAAGGTTGCTAATGAAGGAGAAACCAGTGAACAAGCCGACCAACAAAAAGCTGGAGCCCCGTGTGGGCGCCTTTCTTAGCACCTGGCGTCCCGGGGAGATTCCCCGGGGTGCTTTTTATCCCGAGGACTGATGCGCCACTTCATTTTTTCTTCTGAAAGCATCCCTGTCCCTCGGAGCATGGACCATGGATGCATCACTACCGCGTTACCATCCCCTACATTGATGCTGTCGATGAACCCATCGAAGCCGAATCCGCAGCGCGAGCCGCGCTCAAACTTCT